GAGGGCCGCTATTGATAAAACCTTGTCATGCTTTGGGATGCAAGTGTACCCCATCGCAAGCGATGGGGCCCCTCTTGCATCCGTCGCGCGGCCGTCCGCTTCGCTGGAAGAGCAATATGGGTTGAAGGGCCCCACAAGGGGGCCCACCCACTAGTTTATACTTTTTTTATCGATCATTTTTGATCGGTAAACATTTGCTCGTTATTTCTGACGAGCAAAAAATATACCCTTTCGGGTTATATGAATTATGGCGCGTGCCCAAGGATGCCGAGTGGTTTACCCCTTGCCATATACACCTTCCAGGTTTTTTGAATACTTTATGATACCGGACAGTAACCCTGATCTACATGAACCGCAACCGGTTCACACGTACAGGTTTTTTTTCCTCCTCGAATGTATCAACATACTCGGGAACGCACTGAAGTGCTCGATCTGAATCCGGTTCTGCTGTAGTACCTGTATAGGTACCACCATACAATCCGCTGACTTGAGTTACATAAAGATCAGCTTGCAGTATAGACGATACTGCCCATGTATAATCCGCAAAATTTAAATAAGGCAAAGCACCAGGGGTAGCACCTCCCTGGTACTCAACAGTGGCTGTAAACACCCATGTTGATGCAGCAATTGCATTCTCAGGTGATTTCCAATAACTTTCGATAGCAATTTTAATACCATTACCTACAGTAATGGCAGGAGATGTAATGGCTTTTACCTCTGCAGCTTGATAAGCCAGAGTAACCTGATACCGAGATCCTACTTCGGTATCTACTGGCCATGAAATCTTATTTTCAGTTAATGTGAGACCAATAAGATCGTCTCCCCCGGGAACGGGATAAACTGTTTGTGTCGTCCCAAGTGGAGCAGTTGCTGATGCAACATTCAATTGATACTGAGCATAAGGAATGAGATACCCAGGAACCTGTTCGATGGCTTTAAACGCATCGATATCATAAGTCACCCAAAGCTCACCAAGGTTCACACTTGTGCCTTGCATTCCAGTTGAAGCGATTGAAAATCGTCCAAGATCATAGAGACGAATATCTCGACCTGATGGTACATCGAATGCTCTAATATATAACTCAGACACAGGCGTCTGAGCACGCAAGCATTCAATCCCATGAATCATGTTAGTTGATGGCTTGCACGAAACACCAAACTCGGTGTTCTCCATTTCTTGCTTCGAAGCAAATGTATCGGTTGATGAATCATAGTCCGTAGACATGATCACAGAACCTAACGCTGTATTGGTAGAATTCAATGCATCAGCGGACATGCTTCTAAATTCAAAGACACATCCATTAATCCGATACTGTTGAAACTTAGCACCAATTACACCCGATAACCACGGAAACGTGGCAGCTTGTCCAGGGTTGATTGCATAGCTATCGATCTTAAATGTATTAGCTGAAGACGAACTAAATACATCACCCAGATACTCGCGGTGCTTAAACTTCACCGCAACCCTTCCAACCCCAAATTCAGGAGCCTGAGCCGAATTTGACAAAACCAGATTATTTTTCTTTAGTTTTGTTGCATTGGATACCGCGTAATCACCGCTACCGAATAGACGAGAAATCATATTTCCACCTATTCCTCCAATAGCATTACCAATCATAGCTCCAGTTGGACCACCAAGAGCCATACCAGCCATACCTCCAAGCATAGAACCCATGTCGGATGAACCGGCACGACGAGAAGCATTCAACGCAACCTCAGATGGTGCACGATTGTCTCGTTTAAGATAAGTACTACGTACTTTTTGTTGCTTAGCATACCTCTTCTTTATCTTTGGCTTTGGTTTATAGCCATAAGAACGCGCTGATGCAGCGACACGAGGCATGTCAGTTGACAAGAATCGAGGTATACTATACCTAACGAACTTCTTATAAACATTTATTAAATAATTGTTATTTATTTTCCTTCTTAAGCTTGACACAGAAGTATATATACAAGTAGTCAGTGACATCACGAACTTGTAGACTCATTTCTTTGGCGGGATCATGAGTATCGACAATGTGCGTGTACGTAACTGGTGTTTCACACTTAACAACTACACTCCTTCGGAGGAAACAGCAATAAAGCTATGGTCAGGAATGAACACATCATATATTGTGTATGGCAAGGAAACAGGAGAAGCTAAAGCTACCCCACACTTGCAAGGTTATCTTGAGTTTGAAAACGCACACCGTGGGTCTGCTCTCAAGAAACTATTTAACGGACGTATACACTGGGTTGCACGTCTCGGTACAGCCTTACAGGCTTCAACCTACTGTAAAAAAGGCGAACAGTCCAAAACCGAATGGGACGAATCTAAAGAATTCGGTCCTAACTTCGGCAAGAATGCTGTTGTTTTTGAAGCAGGAACTATCAGCGCTCAGGGTAAACGCTCTGATCTAGCTGATGTAGGACAAGCTGTATTAGCAGGTGAAACGATGAAGGAAATCGCAATGACTTATCCTGCAACGTTCATCAAATACCATAAAGGTATTCAAGCACTAAAACAAGCTAGTGAAGGCATCTTCGATTTTGAAGATCGAACAAACAAACCTAAGGTTATTTGGAGATGGGGATCAACTGGAGTTGGAAAGACTAGAGGTGCACGAGATGCACACAAAGCTTTCTATATCAAGGACGGAACCATATGGTGGGATGGTTACAGACAGCAAGAGGCAATAATCATTGATGATTTTGACGGTAAATGGCCCTACCGCGACCTATTGCGTCTCCTTGATTACGGACCTTACCAAGGACAATTTAAGGGTGGTTATGTAAAAATAAACTCTCCTTTCATATACATTACATGCGAGTACCCACCTGAACTAGCCTTTAGAAATATCGAAGGCGATATCAGTCAGGTCTTACGTCGCATCGATCAAGTAATACATGTCGAAGCTCCAACACTGGGCGAAACGCCTAGTGTCAACCTGTCAAATTTGACAGGTATAGAAGAGAGTAAAACCGCTCTCTGAGCTAATATTCCGGGGTGTCTTTTACGACCACCCCTTTTTTTGACTCTATTCTCATAAATACCTATGTTTTCCTAACCCTTCTATTCTATGGGGGTTTGGCACAGAGGATTTATACACTTATGTTATTCCTATACGCTCTAAATTACATTTAGATGCTCCTATCCATTTTGGCACAGAAGTGAATGGGTAATACTAGCGTGTCAAGTCACGCTTACCATTCACCATACGGGCTTTGCCCTATTCTGAGCTATTTTTCTAATTGGGGAAATTTCCGCAATTAGCTTTTCCCAGGTACCAAATTTGGTACCTGATATTTGTTCAATGCAGATTTTTCTGCACTGATATATACAAGACATAACGATTCGTTATACCTTGAACTATGGATACCATACTGTACACACCAGGACTCTTTCGTATCGTAACCGAATACGCATTTCCTCCTTGGGAATGTACAAACACACTCACCGAACTTCGTTCCCTTTATCATGAATGGATGCTAGATGAACTAGATCCTTATGAAGGATACAGCTTTGCTGAATGGTGGTGTTGGAGAAACCAATACGACTATGAAGATAGCGATTGGAAAGAACAATGGTTTGACCAACATGAAGACGAATATTTAGATCGGAATGCTCCTCTTCCAAACATTAGTTCTGAAGATTGGCCCAGATGGATGGACAGCAATGCCTTCGGCGATGACTGAACAATCATGGGCACTCTCTGGTGCGGCCCGTGAGGGCCGCTATTGATAAAACCTTGTCATGCTTTGGGATGCAAGTGTACCCCATCGCAAGCGATGGGGCCCCTCTTGCATCCGTCGCGCGGCCGTCCGCTTCGCTGGAAGAGCAATATGGGTTGAAG